CCCCACTCGCGATGGTTGTCCCGGTGAAGTCGAGCTTGTCGCCCGTCGTCTCGTGGGTCAGCACTAAATCGGTGATGGGCCCGTAGACAGTGATGGTCGGGAAGGTATCCCACGTTCCGGCGTATGGCACGCTCTTGACCTGATCCAGCGTGGAGGCGCCTACCCCGGTCGGCACCACCATCGGGACGACGAACGCACCTGTGGTCGGCGTGATACCGAAATTGATGCTCGTTAGTACGGGGTCGTACCACGTTGGGTCGGGCGCCACGAGGGTGATGCCCACCTTGTGTGTGTACGGTCCTGCGACGCGCTCATCGCTGTCGAGGCCGAGACCGTCCTGGTAGTAGCAGTCAATCTGGCGGACGGCTCCATCGGGGCGGGTGAACCGTAGCTTGATGGCCTCATCGCGTGGGCTGAAGATGTAGAGCAGCTCATCACGCCGGGTGAAGTACGTTGCGGGGTCGTCACCATAGGCGAGTAGCACAAGCTGGATGGTACGCGGCTCCAGGCGAAACCCCACATCGGTTACACCGTGCTGGAGCGGGCCCCGCTCACTGAGGCGTCGGACTCCCGGCAGGCCAAACCCAGCGTTACCGATATGCACCCGCACCAGGCCGTCGCTCAAGTCGAAGGCCTCGCCACCGACGATGACTTCGAGCTTGGTAGTCATTCGACCTCCGATTTACAGGCCGGCGCCCATCATCTGGAGCAACCGGATGTCATCGCGCAGCCGTCGCTCTGGCTGGTAGGCGTAGTTCGCATTAATGTGGTAGTTTACCACTCGTTGGCTCGCACCCGCAGAGGCCGCTGCTGTCTGCGTTGAGGCTGCCACAACGAGGCCCTGACCACCGAGGATACCTCGCGCCAAGCCTGCGCTGATTTGGGCGCCAACCTCACGCTCGAACACCTTGGAGGGCGACTGGATACCCAGGGCCCTCTTCGCAGCGCGGAGGGCTGACTCTGCTGCGGAACGCGCCGCATCAGCAATCTTTCCTGCTGCGGAGCTGATACCGTTTTTAATGCCGTCGATGATGGCCGAGCCGATGCTCCGCGCAGCGCTACCCAGCCCCGAGGCAATACCGCCGAAGAAGTCCTTCAGCCCCTTGATAGTAGACACCACCTCCGAGACGAGGCCCTTCGCCGCGTCGAGGGCCGCTTGCTTGATGGCGTTCCAAGTGGAAGAGGCTACGTTGGAGATTGCCGACCACGCCGCGTTCCACACCGACTGGAGCTGCCCCAGCCAGAAGGTCAGGCTGATGCGGATGAGGTCCAGTGCCGCCTTCAGTGCTACGACGATGTTATTCCACGCCGCGCCGAACGACACCTGAATGGTGGTCCACGCACCCTGCCAGTCGCCTTGGAAGATGGCGAGCGCCGCTTTGATGAGGCCGTCGATGAGGTTCAGCGCCGCCAGGATGACGTTCGAGATGACCTGCCAGATAGCCGTGGTCGCTGCCATCAGGGTATTGCCGTGCGAGCGCCAGAAATCAACCAGGGCGGCCAGCACCCCGGTGATGATGGATGCGATGAGCTGCATCGCCCCGCCAATGATTGACCCCGCCAGGGTGAACGCCTGATTAGTGGCGCCCACAATGGAGGAACCGTTCTGCTGCCAGAAGGCCGTCACCAGTGAGAGCGCCGCCTGAATGGTCGTCTGGATGGCGGGCATTATCCCTGCAACAACGCCAGCCGCTTGGGTGATGGACTCTCCGAAGGCGTTGATGCCCGGCTGCACGGACTGCCACGCCGCGAGGATAATTGCTAACACCGCGGTCGTCACCGCCTGGAGCTGCGCCATCACCGGGAGCATCTGCGCCTGGAGCTGCTCCGCCCCGCCGCCAGCTGCCGTGAAAGACTGCACCAGTGCGATAACGCCCTCGACCATTGGCTTCAGGCCTTCGTTGATGATGGCCGTCAAGAGGGGCAGCAACAAGGTGCCGAGCACAATCTGGAGGGTTTCCACCGCGCCCATCAGCTCGTCCATCGCGAATTTGAAGCCTTGGTTACGGATGGCGGCCTGTTCTGCGGCACTGCCAGCAGCGGCCATCGACACGCCCATCGCGTTAAAGCCCTCGGCGCCAGCGTTCGCAATCGCGGCAGCAGCTCGGATAGCGTCGGACCCGAAGATGGTATTGAACGCCTGAAGGCGCTGCTCCTCGGAGAGGTCCTTGGTCGCTGCGTGGAGAATGCGGGCTGCGGCCTCCATTCCGATGAAGTTGCCCTGCGCGTCAAAGAAAGCGCTGCCCGTCTGCTCGGAGTACAGCCCAAGCTCGGCCATCGCGTCTTTGGCCGCATCCGTCTGCGGCGCGAGACGCGCAAGGAATGTTTTCAGCGAGGTGCCTGCGTCCGATGCCGATTGGAAGTTCGGGGCGATAAGCGCCATCGATTGCACGAGGTCACGGAACTCAACGCCCGTAACCTTCGCGGTGCCACCTGCCTGGGCAAGCCCCAGCGCCAGGTCGTCCACATCAACGGTTGAGGCGTTCGCCGCCTGCGCCAGGAGGTCCGCAACGTCAGAGGCCTGCACGCCTGTCTCGCCCCAGACTCCGAGTTGCTTCGCGACAATCTCGGCGGCAGGAGCCAGGTCGAGTTCGCCAGCAGCCGCGAGGTCCAGAGCTGCCTGGGTCGCGCCGCCAAGAATGTCCTCGACCCCAACGCCGCCCTTCGCCAGTTCGATGGCTGCCTGCTGTGCCTCGGCCGCGCTGAACTGGGTGGCAGATCCAAGCTCGAGGAACTTGTTCTTGAAGTCATCCAGTGTCAGGCCGGCGTCCTCCACCGCGCTACCAGTGACCGACCGGAAGCGGTTCATTCCCGCCTCGAAGTCACTCGCAACGGAGACGCTGGACGCACCGAAGGCAGCGACGGCGCCCGCAGCAGCAGCGAAGCCCGCCGCTAGGAGCAGCCCCATCCTGTTGCCGGTCCTGGAGGCGAAACTCGTGCCCTCGGATTCCACCCGGCTGAGGCTACTTTCGAACTCGGTGGTGTCGAGCTTCAGAGTGGCAAATAGTTGACCTACGTTCACACGTTACCTCCGGTGCTTGCTTCTGATGCTCGACGCAATCTGGAGTGGATCTGCAATTGGTGCACGCCGACGACCTTTGGAGGTGTCATTCAGCGCCGCAAGGAGGACAGAGTTCGCGGAGAGACCACCCAGCAAGGCCGTGAACCGGCGCCAGGACATCACCTCCGCGGCCTCTACCAAGTCAATACCGTACTCGCGCTGGAAATCCGCCTCTACAAGGTTCCAATGCTCCAGCACGTCCAGTACGGTGATGGTTACTCCACCTGCGGCGCCTCTGCGTTTGGGCCTTCACCATCCGCGCTGGCCGCCATCCCGTACTGGGTCAGCGCCCAGCGGAGAAGCTCCATCATCTGTTCCAGTGTCATCCCGCCATGGACCCACTTCTGGTAGCGGTCCTGACCGAAGACAGAAGCGAACAGCTTGATAAGCTGCTGGTCGGACACCTTCTGCTCGGGGCCGCCTGCCTGAAGCCGCTGGAGGTGCAGAAGGGTCGCTACCGGCAGACTGGACGGTAGGTGATGGGTCTCGCCCTGATAGCGGAGTACAATCGGCTCCTGCTTAGCTTCAGCGAAGAACGCATCGAAGTTCTTGTAGCGTGCCACTTACACACTCTCCTTATAAGCCGGGGAGAACACGAGGCGCTCCCCGGCTCGTCAACTACGCGAAGCAGCCGGTGAAGGTTGGCTTGCCCTTGACGAGCAGCTCGACCGCCCACGGCATCTTGTCGTCATTGCCGCCGCCAGTCTCACCCAGCTTGGCCGAGCACTGGAACGTGATGCTGCCCAGCGGCGCTGGCGGGCTGCCCGTCTCAGCGCGAGTCTCGACCTTGAAATGGAACAGCCCGGCCTGGCCGACCTTGCGGGCGTACTGCTCCACAAGGATCTGACCATCATCGCGGTCACCAGTAGCCTCGTCCACCAGCCAGTTGCCCTCTAGCGAGAGCACGGCCTTCCTGCGGGCGACCATCGTGTGGTCCCAGCCCTCGTCATCGAAATCGGTCACATCAACGTCCGTGCCCTCCTCGGTCCAGCTCCAAGAGGTGATGCCGCCCACCTCGGTCCAGGCTATGCCGTCGGCGCTGGCAGAGAAGCGAAATTCGCGGGCGAGGTATTCCAGAGTCATTGGGATATACTCCTTACGCTAGTAATCGCGGTTCGGATTCCGTACCGTCGCGCGGAAGTTAATCGTATATGAGCAGCGCCCTGCTTCGTCTCGCCCGATGAAGGTCGGGCCGCTCTGAAGGGCAACGGAGCTCAATAGCCACGTCCCGTCGGGGAGCGTGACTCTTGCCGCGCCATGTAGAAGGTCGTAAACCGCCTGGAGGCGTGCCACTGCTGCAGAGGGGTCCGTTCCGCGAGTGCGCGCCTGGAAGGTCAGCCCGTCAAGCGGCTCCTTCGCGTCAGGGGCGTCACCACCAGTCGGGTAGAGCGCCAGTACCGGGTCAGCGTCTACGTCAGGCAGGTAGCTCACGAAGATGTCTACTCCTACGGTACCGAGGCCCCGGCTGGCGAGCCAGTCCGCGAGAGTATTCACTATCATCGGAGTGCTTTTTGCAGCTCGGCGGCAATCGCTTCGAGGGCCTCGCGCTTCTTGGCGGCCAGTGCCTTCTCCAGATATTTCGACCCACCGACGCGGTAGCTTCGCTCCATGTCTTCGTGGACTGGGATGGCGTGGTCCGCGCTGAAACTGACCTTCGCGGTGGTGTGCTCTACCTGGGTGGCCCCGCTCCTGCGAAGCTCTCCAGTGTCGATGGGAGCCTTCTGCTGGGCGTCTTGTAGTACAAGATCGGCTGCCTTCTGAAGGCCAGCAGGGGCGGCGCGCTTCACCTGGGCGATGACATCTCGGCCGCGCCAGCCCTTCCACTTAGTCATCTGTCAACCTCCCGCAAGATGAGCAGCGCAATCGTGTGTGCTGCCATTGTATCGGTGTTGATGTGGGCCACGTCCCAGTAACGACCGTCTGGCGAGCGAACCACCTGCCGGGTCGTCACCCCAGTGCCGTGGGGCAGTTTCAGGCGCGCCGTCTCAGTGCGGAGCACGCCGTCGTCAGTGAACGCCGCCAGTAGCGCACGCTCCGTCCCAGAGGTGTTCTCCAGGAGGCCGCGCACCGAGGCGACCTCCTCGTAGGTGACGCTCTCTCGACCGAAGCGGTCCAGGGTACGGGTCACATTACAGATGGCAAAGCCCGGCCGTAAAAGTGATGCCGCAACGGAGCGCATCCTGGCAAGAGTAGCGTTCGTCAGCATTGAAATCCTCAGTACGGCCAGTTCGGCTCGCGGCTGCCCTGGATAACCATAAGGGCCGAGCCAGACTCCTCGTAGTCGGCCATTGCTGCGCATTTCTCGGCGATGCGCTCCCAGCCCTTACGGATTGCGTCGACATCAACCGTGGTGCCGCCGCTCGAGAAGTTGCCTATTCGCCCGTAGTACCGGGCCTTGGCCGCGGCTAGCTGGGCCGCGGTGCGGTAAGTCTTGACGGCATCCGTCTCGGACGCTGGCCTCATGGCCCGGACGGCGGCGATTTCCTCGTCAGAGAACTCGGCCGCCGCCGGGTCCGTGTCCTGGATGAGCCAGCGCACGTTGCTCGGCGAGGTGCCGGTAGCCGGGTCGATCTGCTCGACCAAGAACGTGAAGGCCATGGCTCATCCTCCAACTACTCGAAGGTGATGACGTTATCGACCTCATCCTCGACGGTGAAAGCCACGGTCAGCTGGAGGTCCTGGAGCTCGGCCAACGAGCGGACCTTGGCGCGCGGGTTCCCGGTAGTGTAAATGCCCATGCGGATCTCCAGTATGCGGCCCGGCCGGTTGTCGTCCCGACCGGGCCAGTTCAACTAGTCGGTCTCAACCAGCACGCCATGGTTGTCGCGGAGCGCCTTGACGCCATACAGGCAGTCCAGCGTCACCAGGTGGCCACCCTTCAGGTGCTGGTAGCTAATCATGACACGGATGCCCACGCCATTCTCAGCCATCACCTTCGTAATGACACCAGTACCTGCCTGAGGCGCCGGCAGCGGCCGGGTAACCAGCGCGAACGCGTTCTTGTGGAAGAACAGGTTCTTCTGGACCCCGGCGACCTCGGCGATGCCCTGCGCCTCGATGACCTGGAAGCCGGCGAAGTTGCCGAGGCGGAACTGCGGGTTAACCAGCACGCCGTCGTTGCCGTAATCGCGATTGGTCAGCTCCTCGATGCCCAGCGCCTCAAGTGCGCCCTGCGGGTGCAGCACAGCATAGCGGTCGGACATCGGAGCCTTGGCTATACTGAGCAGCTTGCGGGCCTGCAAGAAGTGCGAAACCGACAGCGGGCCGTTGGCGGCCGTTGCGTCGATCGTCTGCGACATACCGGCGTACAAAGCCGCGATATCCGCCTCGATCTGCTCGCCGATGGCGATGATACCGTCATCGATGTAGCCCATGATGACGTCAGGCCGCGCGAGCGCCCTGGCTAAGTCCTCGACGATGAACGAAACCTCCTTGTGCTTGTCGAGGGTCACGTCCACCTTGGTGTCCGTCGGGGCCTGCACGGTATAGTCCGTGTTCGCGGCCTTGTCGTTCACGGTCAGGGCGCCCCGGAAGGGGATCTGAACAGTCTGACCGTAGGTAGCTACCTCGTTATCCCAGTCGCGGGCAACCAGGTTGCCGAGGACCATGTTACTGCGAAGCCGGCCCAGCGCCTCGGCAGCAATAATCGTCGCCAGCATATCGCCGACTTCAGTAGTCGTGATGTTCGCCACGGTAGTGGTCTCCTATGCGCTTGTCAGTTGCCGGACGGCCAGAGCTTCTGCCAGTTTGCGCGAATCTCGGCGGGACTCATCTTACTCGCGTCCAGAATCCCTGCGCCCGTTCCGGCACCGCCACCGGCCGGAAGGACCGGCGGCTTAGGCTGCTGCTTGCCGTCTCCCGCGGCGGGGTCCTCCTGAAGCTGCACCCCGAACGTTTCGACGGCGTCCGCAATCATTTCCTCCACAGTGTCACCCTGCAGGCGGGCAATCTGCCTCTCGGACAGGCCAGTCTTCTCGGCCACCTCCTTTAGCATGTCCGCCCTCGGGTCCTTCTGCTGGACGAACGTCCCGAAAAGCTCTTCTGCGTCAGCTCTGAGCTCCTCGGGCGTCTTGCCGTTCAGCCGCTTGGCCTGGGATTCCGTCAGCCCAAACTCCTCTTGGATCGCGGCTCGTGCTGCCTCGAGTTTCAGCTCAGCCTCGCGCTCCTTGAGGCGGTTGGCGACCTCTGTGTCAAGCCGTTTTTCGAACTCGCTCTTGGCCTTTTCGAGCTCGGCCGCGAGGCGCTCGTCAAACTTGGCCTCAAGGCGCTTGCGCTCCTCGGCCAGTCGAGACTTGACGATGGAATCGACCTGCTCCTGCGTGAACGACTTCCCGGCTCCCTCAGCCTGGCCGGTCACGGCGCCCCTCGACCCCGCGTCGTTACTACCCTGCCCATCAGGTGCGGCGTGGTCTCCGGTAATGATGTCTGCCACGGTAATGACTCCTTAACTCTCGTCCATCGGTGCGTCCATTATTACACCGGCCTCTCGCCGGGCGCTGCTCAGCTCGGCAGCCTCGGCATCGATCTGCTCCTGGGTCCAGTCGGGGTGAATGGTTTTGAGCGCAGTCTTCAGTGTCATAAGGCCCTTCTCGAAGAGTTCGCTAGCCGTAGCCCTGGTGGCCCGCTCGCGCTCCAGCCGGACGTCCTCGGTTTCCACCTGCGGTGGGTGCCAGGGGATTGTTATTGGCACATTGGTTTTAAGGCGTGTGCCGGCGAAGTGGTTCGATAGGCGCATCATCAACGCGATGGTTTTGGCCATCGGTTGTGATAATCGCCCTTGGTGCTCTTCGACCTTGTGGTTCAGCCGCTGCTCGGCCTGCTGCAGGGCCACGCCTGACGGCCACGTACCGCTAAAGTAATGTGACGGTACCGCGGTCACGAAGGACAAAAGCTCGAGCAGCTTGTCGATGAGGATTGCGTTCGGAGTCGCCCCTGAGAGCTGACCTATCTCGCTCTCGTCATTCAGCTGCAGGATTGAGCCCGGCGCCAGGACGACTTGCTTCTTGATGGGGCGCTGGGTGTGCGGGCTGATGATAGGTTGGCCGAGGCCGTTAGTCACGACGTCGGAGTTCCTGCCGCCCTTGATGTAGCGCTGCGGCCACCCCTGTGTCCGACTCATAGCGAGCAGGTCGAGGACCGCGTCATTAAGGTCGCGGCTGATCTGGGTGGCGGCAGCAATATCAGAGGCGCCGATCGAGAACTCAATAAGCGCAACGCCGAGCGGCGAACCGTCCGCGGTAGTCCACGGCGTAGGCCACTCCTCGCCCGGCTCATCGACCCGTGGGAGCCACTCCTTTTTCTCGCCTGCCGGGCGGATGTACTTTTCGACGCGGTCTGGGAAGTAGGCGTCGAAGTATCGGGTGCCCTCGTGCTCCCAGCTGTTGAAGGCCCAGCCGTCCATGGCCGCCGCGCCGCACTGGCCATCCCAGGCCTGCACGACTCTAAGGTCCGGCCCCGGCTCCTCGTAGTCCGGGTTAGACGCGTCTGGTACGCGCCAGTTAACGCGCAGGAAGGCGCGACCGTCGCGGACCACCAAGCGCCAGAGCTCGCGCTCGACGCAGGCGAAGGACCCATCGCTGAGCCAGCTTTTGACGGCCTTGGTTTCCGTGGCGCCGGCGACCTTGAGCGCGTCTCGGTCGATCTCGAGTTTCGCCGCAATGACGTCGACCGCGACCGCAGCGAATGGAGTCAGCTGCCGCCGGCCGAAAACCGCACCCAGCGCAGCCGCCATCTCGGCCGGGAGCTGTATCGAGTAGGGTGCGCAGGCCATGCGGTACGAGAGGAGCTCGTTAGCGTCAGGCGGCGACTCCGTGAACTTGTCGATCTCTTTAGTCGTGAACGGCATCGTCTTACCTTGCTGGTTGATCGGCCCACGTCTCGATCGCGCGCCTCACAGCTTCCCGGCGTGCTTCAGCAGTATCGGGCCTCTCAAGCACGTCAAGGAGGCCGAGTTTTTTCAGTTGGTAGCACACTGTCGCGGCCGAGTCGAGCGCGTCATCGAACCTGTAGCTAGGGTACCCGTTCCACTCATTCTCAAACTCGCTATCTACGCCATCAGCCACGTAGAACTGACGCAGGCCGGCGAAGTGACTCAGTAGGCCGATGCGGTCATCCTTCGGGGCGCTATGGCTGACTTTGGTTACGGTCTGGAATACCTGGCGCCGATCGAGCTCCTCATTAATGGCATCGGCCACCATAAGGCCGGCTGAGTTAGCCTCACAGAAGAGCGCTGAGAACGGGCGCCCCTTGCGCCACCAGTACTCGATTCGGTCCGCGACGGCTTTGATAGTCTCGCCGTAGGGCCGCTGCTTCGCATCAAGATAGGTAAGCACCACCTCCTTACGGTCCCTGTGAAACAGGCACTCGGTCCACGCAGCGAGGTCGTTCCCCTTGCCGCCGCGTGTCGTCGGGTCCAACGAACCTATGAGCTCCCAGCCAGGGTCGTCAAGGCTGCCGCCACGCCACACGGGGAACGGGCCAAGCGCGCCACCGGCCACACCTGGGTCGTTCTGGATCTCGGCCCAGAACGCGCGCTCGCCGCTTGACAGGCGATACACCATGAGGTGCCAGTAGGCGTCTGGCCGGTCCCAGAGGACGGCGGTACCGCGCAGCATCTCATCACGGTGCTCTTGGTAGAACGCGTCACTGGCTGGGTCAACAGGCTTGCGGCCCGCCTTGGCCTCCGCAATAAACCACTCCCGCCAAGCGTCCCAGAGGTCTGACCGATCAGCGAACCGGAGCACGCCCTTCTGAACGATACTCTGGAAGTCTGGCAATGATAGTACGTGACTCATTAGCGACGTCGAGCGGATGATGGTACCAACGACTATGTAGGAGGTCGTAAAGGTCACTTGGTCGCCGAGAGGCAGTACCGCCTTCGTAAACCATTCCACGTTCGCCGCTAACTGCACCGGACTGCGCACCGAAGCATCATCGTCCAGGTCGTCGCCAATGACGAGACTAGGTCGCCGACCCGGGCGGCTAACGCCTCGAATAGCTCCCGAACCAACCCCAAAACTGCGAATAGTAGCCCCATTGGCCCCCTGGAGATGGTTGGTTTGCCAGACTGGCCCTCTGGGTTCAAAGTCCTCAAGAATGCGCTCGTTTGTATCGAGTTCGTCCCTGATGTTCTTCGTGAGCCGCTCGCCGGCGGTGAAGTTGTTGCCGATGAGGACGGTGAGCGGCGACCAGCCGTACAAGAACCCGTGGATCGGTACCAGCCGTGAGTAGTAGGTCGACTTGCTGTGCCCGCGTGGTATGGCTCTTGCCAGCTTGAGCCCCGGCAGTCCGGCCAGCGCCCGCCGCCGCAGCTCCTCGCCGTCGCGGCAGAATTCCCGGTGGATCGGCGCCAGGTCGAGGGTAAACTCCTCGGGGAAGTACAATTTCGCGAACGCCTCAAGGTCGCGCTCAGCTACCCACCGCCTGAGGCCCCAACTACCCGTTAGAGGAACACCGTCCTTCAACAGGCTAACCGCCTGCTCGAGAGTCATATGCCGCTTGAGGTACGGTACCAGCTCGTCCATGCTATGCGCTCGCGGTCCAGAGCTCACGGAGCTCCTCCGGTGAGACATTGGTTGGCTGTTCCTCGGCGCCGCTCTCGCCGGTGTTGATGTTCGAGGTTTGTTCGGGCCTCCCGATTATTCTGTCCAGCAAATAGATATTGGCCTGCCGGTCCGGCGCCTGCACGGACCGCTTCCGCTTCACAAGTACGAGCTGGTCGCGCGGCAGGTCGGGAAAGGCAAGGACCTTTCGTGGTCGGCGCTGATGGCGTGTGTTCGCCTGGTCCAGCACGTCGTCCGGCTGCTCGTCAATAAGTACGAGGCCGGCAGGAACCCACTCCTCTTCGATTATCTCAAGGCCGCCATTCGCCAGCAGGGTCAGGTTCTGCACGCACTTAACCAACTGCTTAGCCGCCTCGTTTTTGGCGGCGGCCTTCTCAGCAGCGTGTATGTCTACTTTTCTTTTACTCGCCATCGTTAGAGTCCTTCGAGCGGAAGCGCACCCAGAGCTCGCGGCCTAGCCGAAAAAGCATGAAGCCGGCAAGGATGCCGAGGAAGGCTGTGGGATCGATCATATGCAACGAAGCGGCCCTAAACGGCCTGGGGAAGGCCGGGGCCGCTTTATCGGGGAGATGTTCCTATCTATAAACCGGCGCGCGACTGGACATACGCCGCGCCAGATTGATAATCGTCTGGCCGTACGTCGCGCCCGGCACAGCCCACCGGCCGTTAAGGTCCACCCAGCGTGGTGCGACGCCACGGAGGTTGGCAGGGAAGGGGCGGTACGAGAGCGCGTGGCAAATCAGGGCACGCTGCTCAGCATTCGCCTCCTCATCACGCAGGGCGTAGGCCAGTAGCCGGCCGATGTGAGCCGGCACAGCATCGCTGGCCCAGGTGGGGAAGCTGACGCCAAGCTCCCAGCGCTGACGCTGGTGGTTAAAGGCCCAGCCGGCCGGGTTGGCAGGTGGGGTGGCGCTCCACTGGCCGGTCACGCCGATCCCGGCCGGGTTACGCTGCGGGCGCAGGCTCCAGAAGCTCGTGAGGTTGCCCGTCTCATGCGCCATCTGCGCCAGCGCCGTGAACCAATCGACACCGACGCGTTCCCCGACACTGCGGTAGGCCTCGCAGATTACCCGCACATCAAAGGGCGTGTAGCTCGGGTCAGCTCGCGGCACGAGCCACGCCACCGCCTGCTCCACTGTGCCACTGGCCGGCGCGATGATGTTCATGGATGTCTCCTGTTCTAGCTACACTGGCCGATGCGCCGCGGATCTTCACGGTCAACTCCGTCAGCTCCACCAGCAACGCCGCCTGTCGCTGCTCGATCTGCTCCAACTTCCGCTTAAGCCTCTCCATATCAGTCACCCAATCAAGTCCTCTGGCTTCAGGCCGCGGCCCAGCGCCTCGACCCGCCATCTAGCAAACCACTTCCGGAGGGCCGGCTCACCGACGCCGAGTGCCTTCGCTGCCAACCCGAAGTTCATCCCTGCTCGGTAGAGCGCGAGCAACCGCTCGCCGCCCACCTGCGCCAGCTTCTCCTCGCTAACCTTGATGTTACGCGATGGCTCCGGCGCCGGCATGTCTGCAACGCGCTCGAGGTTAATACAGTGCCCCGCGTAACTCTTTGACCGTTTTCTGGTCAAGTAAGCGTTGCGGATGACCTTGTCTTTGGGATAGAGCTTATCGCAGAGCCTATCCTGCGTCGCGGAGTCCCAGCTGTAGACTTCGCGACCATCACTCGCGATTACGCGCCCGTCTGGTGTTAGGTACAGCATTGATGAACCCCTTTTCATCAACATCGTAGTATCCAGTCTTCACCTTGCCCCTGCACCGCTCGAGGCCGATTAGCGCCAGGCTCTCCGGGTCACGCACCTTGAGCACCCCGCGGTCGAACTCCAGGCGGAGCCGGCGGCCACGGTACTTTTCCTTGGGCGGGAGCCTTAGCGGGGTAGCGTAGACGTCCTCGTTACCCCGCGTGTTGAGCGAGTCCTCTGACCCCCTGATATAGGCCAGCTCGGCCCGCTTACGGGCTGCGGCTGACTTCCACTGTGGCCCGCTATCGATAACCGTAAAGGTCAGCGACTCGGGTCCGAACTCGCAGGCGGCTCTGCGAAGAAGAATACAGTGATGGCGTCGAGCCATGAGCTTCTTTCGGTGCGAGTCCCAGCGGCGGCGGAGATTACTGGACTCGCCCCAGTACACGAGCCCGGCTGGCGTATCGATACGGTACAGTCCTGGACCGGCGGGAACGCTCATATTATATTCCTCCGCAACGCAGCTGTAAATAGTACTTGGGTCCTTTCACGGAGCGGTACCCGCTTTTACTAATATCGCCGACGACGTATCGGAAGATAAAAGAAAAGGGACCGGCCTTGAGCCGTGTCCCGGTAACCGTTACGTTACGTATATTAATATACTCGCTTTAGCAAACCACTATAGTACCGGCCTCCGACTGGACATATTCCGCAGCTCGGTTCCGCCTAGGCCCCGGGTCCTGTGCCGGGAAGGTACCGAAGTACTGTTCGCGGGGGAGCTACGGCGTGGGTATAATGCAGGAAGTCGTGCGGAGACGTAAGGAGGCGGCTGTGAAGAACATGAGCAAGGCGGATAAGCTGCGGCTGGCGAGCAAGGTAGCGTGGCTCATTAGCTCGGCGATGACCGGGCTCTGGGTTTACTCCGTTCTCGCTCTAACCATCACGGAGTGGTACCAGGCCCTCGGACTGACGATCGTCATCGCTGCCGGGTTCCAGTACGTCATAAGCTTAGTGGAGTCGGCGCTCTTCGACGGGAGTCTGCCGGCTCCCTGGTCCCTGGACTGGAGCTGGGAGGGTTCACTCCCGTGGCTCTGGGGAGGCGCCGTGGTCTGCCTCCTGGTGGACGTGATGCTCAATCTTGGAGGCGTGTCCATTTTCACGAACCGCCTGGCGGATACGGGCATCGGCCAGGAGCAGCTCGAGCTTAGTAGCGAGTTCGTGCAGGGCGTGTCGAAGTTCGCGACCTTCGTGCTAGCGGCCCTCTTCGCGGTGGCGCCAGAGCTGCTAGACGAGTTCGCAGTCTACCTAGAAACAGGGGCCAGCCGCGCGATGCAGCTGCGGGCCCAGCGCCAGAAGGCGTTTGTCCAGGCCCAGCGCGAGCTTGGTAACCTGCTCGAGAAGCAGGACCTTGAAGTGGTAAGGAGACAGAAGTCAGGAACCCACCACTGAAGCGGGTGGGCTTGCGGAAGGGCTAACGCAACGCAAGTCCTGACTACCGGGCTGGTTCATCCAGCAGCAGCGCGAGGGGCTACAAGAACGGTCGAATGCTCCCCTAGTTTGACCCACTTCTGGCCGCGCCCACGCCGACGCCATGCGGGGCTAAGCCTCTCGTGCAACCGGGAAGGGGAATCATACCCCGGCCTAGACCGGGAGAAGAGGAATCTCCTATGCGCGTACCAGTCGTTGATAGCAGAGGCGTTCCACTGATGCCCTGCACACCCGCCAAGGCGAGGCACCTACTCAAAGAGGGTAAGGCTCGCCCAAAGCGAGACAAGCTTGGGATCTTCTATATCCAACTGACCTACGAGCAAGAGCCAAACAATCAGCCGCTCGTGGTCGGGATTGATCCCGGCAGCAAGTTCGAGGGCTATTCGGTTGTCGGGGCGAAGGAGACCGTATTGAACCTGATGGCAGAGGCGCCCACTCACGTCAAAGATGCGGTCGAGGTTCGGCGCACGATGCGAAGAGCCCGCCGTCACCGCAAGAAGTGGCGTCGTCCGTGCCGCAACAATAATCGACTTGCCGGGAAGAAGCGCATCCCGCCCTCGACTCGCAGCCGATGGGAGGCGAAGGCGCGAATCGTCGCCCGTCTCAAACGCATTCTTCCCCTCACGGATGCCGCCGTTGAGGACGTGCGCGCCATTACGCGCAAGGGCAAAGGCGGCAAGTGGAACGCGGCATTCAGCCCGGTCCAGGTGGGCAAGGACCATCTCTACCGGCTGCTCGAAAGCATGGGCCTGACCGTCTGGAAATACGAAGGCTGGCAAACGAAGGAGGCGCGCGACCGCCTCGGACTCAAGAAGAGCAAGAGCAAATCGCGCCGGTCGTTCGAGTCGCACGCGGTTGACGCCTGGGCGCTGGCGGCAACTGTGAGCGGGGCGACGGCGCCAACCTGTACGCGGTTGTGGTACGTGGCGACCATTCGCCTGCATCGTCGCCAGCTCCACCGGCTACAACCGGCAAAGGGCGGGAAGCGAGCGCCCTATGGCGGCACGCGATCCCTCGGGTTGAAGCGCGGAACGCTGGTCAGACATCCGAAGTACGGACTGTGCGCTGTGGGCGGGCACGACCGCAAGCGACAAACGATCAGCTTGCACGACTACCGCACGAACAAGCGACTCACCCAAGGGGCGAAGGTGGCAGACTGTCAAGTGCTCACCTGGACACCATATCGCACCTATCTAGCTGAAGCTGCTGAAGCAGGCGGGTTTCCGCGCCTAAAGGAGAGTATCTATGACTAAGAAGGTATCGAGTGCGGGGGTTATCAAGGCCGTCATCGAGGCCCTGCCCGAGGGCGAGGTGGTGACGCTGGAGCAGTTGGTCGCGGCGGTGCGCGAGGCCGGTATCGACAAGGACGCGGCCAAGATTTTCGCGGACGCGGCCTCGCTGGCCAGCCGCCGGGTCATCGGGCGCGGCCCGGCTCCGCGGACCTTCTGCCGGTTGGACGCGGCGGCTACCGAGTCCCGGCCGGAGGCGAAGGCGGCGGCTCGCCCGCGACAGCCAAGGCGGGCGGCGGGCGTCTTCCACCCGGCCGAGGAGGTAATCGCCGGCATCGAGGCGGCGCTGGGGCCGGCGGTGGAGCGGAACGAGGACGAGATGGCCTACGTAGCCGTACTCCTGGGCGACTGGGATGCGGCCTTCTTGCTGAGCCGTGCTGAGCTGGTCCTCGGGGCCAAGCCTTCACGGTGGTACCGGTCAACGGTCGGTGAGAACGTGGTGGTCGGCTTCTACAGATAGGTACTAGCCCGGCATAGGACCTATGTCCCATATCTTTTTCAGCGGGCGCGGCGTATAATAAGGCCAGTGAGAGCACTGATGGCGAGGAGGAATCTGATGACCCAGGTCGAGACTTACACCCTGAAGCGGACGGCCATCGAGGCCGCCAAGACTGGCCAGGTTGTTGTCTTCTTCCGCGAGACGGGGCTCTTCGGGGTCACGACTCTCCCGGTCGCCCAGCGGCTGGTCGTCGAAGGCCGCGCTGAGATTGTGTACTGAGATGGCCAGAACACGTGAGGCGAATCCGAACATCGCGGCCGCCCGGCTCGTACTGAACTGGGCGGCCCGGAGTCCGGAGCTCTTTGCAGGGGTTAACACCCGCGCCCTCATCGCCCATCTCGCGGCTATCTACGAGAAGGGTGAATGGACGGCCGTGGCGCAGGCTACCGGTCTGGGGCTGAGGACCATCGAGCGCCTGCTGGCGCAGACCGAGTACTAGCCAAAGATAGGAGGCCGGCCCTCGACCTATAATAGGAGCAAGGAGGGCTCAATGAAGTACGCTGAGCAGGCCCTGCGCGAGAAGCTGGCGGGGCTGCTGGAGATGGCCGAGCAGAACTTGCGGCAGTTGGACGACCAGAGGGCGGGCTACTGGCAGCAGGTGATGCGGTGGGCGGACTCCGATGATATCACCTATGGGATGAGCGTCTACGGGGCGCAGATCGCTGAGACTGAGGGCGCTATTCAAGTCTGGCGGGCGGTGCTCAATCGGGTCCGCGGTCACGAGGGGCTGGAGCTGGTGGCGCGGTGGATGGAGACACGTCAGTTGCTGGAGGGCGAGGCCGGGCAGACGATGGCCGGCAACGTCAGCGACGAGTTGGATCGGGCAAAGAAGAGCGGTAGGGCGAGGGCCGCGCGGTCAGTGCTCCAGTGGATGGACCGGATCGACGGGTAGGGCGTTGGAGCATTGAAGGGCCTGGGACCGCCTCGTGGACGTGTACTAGCCAAAGATAGGACCAACGGCCCGTTCGCAGGCTCCGGCCACCGGCGTATAATGAGTTCATCGAGAGCAATTAAGGAGGGCTACTATGAAGGTCACGCTGATGGTTTCCAAGGACGGGGCGCTGCAGCGGGTCAAGTGGTCGGGCGAAGTTGATGACGGGGCTAGCCTGGAGAAGATGGCGGCCAC